AATAATGGCGATTCAACGCAAATCAAGAGCATTTAAGGATATAAGTTTGTCTTTTACACCACATCCAGTGACGAAAGACCTTCCTGTGCTTGTAAATGAGCGAGCAATCGTAAGAGCAGTGAGAAATTTAGTCGAAACTATACCTTCAGAGAGGTTTTTTGACTCAAATTTGGGAACTAATGTCCGTGCAATGCTATTTGAGAACTTTACAGGCTCATCTGTGATGATAATTGAGGATATGGTACGTAGCACCCTCCGAAATTATGAACCAAGGGTCGGTGATGTAGGTGTTGAGATTGACGCAGCACCAGATTCCAACGCATTAGAGGTAAAAGTAATCTTTGAAATAAACGGATTAGAAGCTCCTGTCCAATCTTTCTCCTTTATATTAGAACCAACAAGATAATATGCCCTTTACTCAGTTTACAAATCTAGACTTTGACCAAATCAAAGTTCAAATCAAAGATTTTCTTCGTTCAAACTCAAATTTTACTGATTTTGACTTTGAAGGTTCTAACTTTTCTGTTTTAATTGATACATTAGCATATAATACCTATATTAACGCATTTAACGCAAATTTAGTAGCAAACGAATCTTTCTTAGACTCTGCAACAATTAGAGAGAACGTTGTTTCACTTGCTCGTAACATAGGATATGTACCTCGTTCTAAAACTGCTGCTGTAGCAACTATAAAATTAGATGATATCAACGTTGGAACTACAAATGATAGCACACCCCGTTTTTTGACATTACGTGCTGGTTTAGTATGTGTTGGAAATTCACAAAATACAACATATCGTTTTTCAACAACCGATACAGTCACATCATCAAGAATAATTGATGTAAATGGTACTTCTTTTGCTCAATTTGATGATCCTATAAGTGTTTATGAAGGAACTCTTCTTCAAAGAGTCTATAGAGTTGATACATCACAAGATCAAAGATATATTATTGACAGTCCTGGTATTGATAGCTCAACTTTAAGGGTATATGTTAAAGGAATCAATGATGTTGGACTTGGTAGAAAATATTCGATGGTAGATAACATTTTAAATCTATCAGGAACCTCTGAAATCTACCTTGCACAAGAAGTTCAAGATGAAAAATATGAATTATTGTTTGGAGATGGACTTTTTGGTAAAAAATTAGAAAATCAATCAGTCATTACTGCACAATACATTGTCACTGAAGGTGAAAGTGGAAACGGTCCTTCAAATTTCAGTTTTCAGGGTTCATTTATCAAAAGTGATGGACAGATGTTTATTCCTTCTGATAATATTACTATTACTACTGTCACAAACGCTTCTAATGGTGCTGAAGTAGAAGATGTGTCCTCTATTAAGTATTTTGCACCAAGACTTTACTCAGCACAATATAGAGCGGTTACACCAAGAGATTATGAAGCAATAATTCAGACTATTTTTCCTCAAACTGAGTCAGTTGCAGTTATAGGAGGAGAAGAATTAGACCCACCTAAATTTGGTCAAGTTCAAATTAGTATCAAACCTAAAAATGGTACATATGTTTCTGATTTTGATAAAACACAAATTAAAAACAAACTTAAGAACTACGCTATCGCTGGTATAAATTCAGAAATAGTTGATTTAAAAATACTATATGTAGAATTGAACTCTACCATCTATTATAACCCTGCTCAAGTTGCATCAGCACCTAATTTAAAATCTGAAATCGTTACTTCTTTAAATGAATATTCTAATAATGTCGAAATCAATAAATTTGGTGGAAGATTCAAATACAGTAAAATAAATTCCTTAATTGACCGTGTTAATAATGGTATTACCTCTAATATAACGAAAGTTATCATAAGAAGAGATTTAAAAGCATTACTCAACCAATTTGCTCAGTATGAATTATGTTTTGGAAATCGTTTTTACATAAATCCAGCAGGATTTAATATAAAGAGCACTGGTTTCACTATTCAAGGTTCTGGACAAACTGCTTATTTAACAGATGTACCAAATAAAGATGCTTTTGGTAATCTTGATGGTTCTATGAAAGGAACTTTAAGTGTTGTTACTAAAAATAATAAGAATGAGCAAGTTGTTTTGATGAAAGAAGCTGGTATAGTTGATTATATGAAGGGTGAAGTAATTCTAAACACAATTAATATTACATCAACAACAACTCAAAACAATATAATTGAAGTACAAGCTTTCCCTGAGTCAAATGACGTTGTAGGATTAAAGGATTTATATCTCAGTTTTGACGTATCAAAAAGCACAATAAATATGTTTAAGGATGTAATCGCTTCTGGTGAAGATGTTTCAGGTGTGGTATTCACAAGAGATTATTATACATCTAGCTACTCCAACGGAGATTTAGAGAGGAAATAATTAATGTCTCAAATTGACAAACGAATAAAAGTCAATACTGTTATTGAAAGTCATTTGCCTGAGTTTATTCTGGCAGATTTTCCTAATGCGATAGAATTTTTTAAACAATATTATATCTCTCAGGAATTTCAAGGTGGTCCTGTTGATTTAATCAGTAATTTTGATCAATATATTAAACCAGATAATTTAGTACCTGAAGTTGTTGTTGGAGAAACAACTTTATCATCTACAATAAATTCAGAAGATACAACTATATCAGTACCAAGTACAAAAGGTTTTCCATCTGAGTATGGACTTTTAAAAATTAATGATGAGATTATAACATATACAGGAATAACTCCAACATCATTTACAGGATGTATTCGTGGTTTTAGTGGAATCTCTGGTCACAATGTTGGGATAAGTTCTTCATTATTAGAGATAAATCGTGAAAGTCTTATATTTGAAGATACAACAGCATCTTCTCATGCTTCTGGTGATAAAATTATTAATTTATCAGTTTTATTTTTACAAGAATTTTATAAAAAATTAAAGAAAACTTTTTTACCAGGATTAGAAGATAATGATTTTGCATCTGATCTTGATGTAGGAAATTTTGTTAAATTTGCTCGTTCTTTTTATCAGTCAAAAGGTATTGAGGAATCAATAAGAATATTATTCAAAATACTATATGGTGTTGAATCAACTGTATTGGATTTAGAAGGTAATCTTATTAAACCTTCAGGTGCGGAGTTTATTCGTAGAGAAGTTATTGTAGCTGACTTAATCACTCCTACAGGTCAACCACAAAACTTAGTTGGACAAACAATATTTAAGTCAACCGATACATCTACAAACGCATCGGTATCTGAAGTTGAAATATTAAACAGAGGTGGTAAAAATTATTATAAAATATCCTTGTTTGTTGGTTTTAGTGATCGTGATCTAATTGAAGGAGTTTTTACGATACCAGGTAAAACAAAATCTTTATCTGTAGCATCTCCAAGTGCATCCGTCATATCTGTAGACTCGACTGTTGGGTTTGGAACAACTGGTACAATTATTAGTGGTCAAAATAGAATTGATTATACATCTAAAACACTGAATCAATTTTTTGGATGTACTGGTATAGGTGTAAAAATTGAAACTGCAGACGATATTAGATCTGACGAAACTATTTTTGGTTATGAAAATGGAGATTTAACAAAGAGAATTGATTTAAGAATTACTGGTGTTCTCTCTGAACTTGTACCTGTGAATGATGTCAGACTTGTTAGAGAGGGTGAAAGTATATTTGTAAAAAATGTAGGTGAAAAAATAAAAAATAAAGGCGAAACTTACAAAGAAATATTTGCAAATTCATGGAAGTATAATACCAGTTCTCGATTTGAAGTTGGTATAAATGGTTCCACATTTAGTTTTAATACTATAATTGATAAATCTAACTTGAAAGTAGGTGATAATTTTGATATCTTGAAAAGAGGTGAGCAGGTTATAGTAGGTAGTGGTCAAGTTTCTAGCATAGACACAAATTTAAATCAAATTACCGCAAGTAATATTGCTGGTTTTACTCAAGATCCTAATGAAGCTTATGATATTAGAAGAAAATATGAGACTGCATCTAGCACTGGAGTAGAAATAAAACAAGGAAATAATGTTCTTATATCTGATGTATTAAATGTATATACAGATGGAGATGCTGACGGTTATGTCGCATCTAATTCACTTCCAAATTATATTATTGATACTGACGTTATTG